TCTCAGCTCAATCGTAACATTGAGCAAGAGTTCCGTGCCAAGAATCAATATCAGCCTATGCTGACCGACTTGTTCGGTGGCGATTCTATTGGTCAGGATGCACACGTCGTTATGATGTTGCAGCGTCCGTATGACCTGTATGGTATCACTGAGCAGTATTGCGGTGAAGATCCACGTGGCTTAATGGCTGTCCACGTAGAGAAGAACCGCGATGGCTTACTCGGTATGATACCCTTTGAAACAGACCTATCTACATTCACAATTAATGAGCGAACTAGCACTCCCAAAGAAGGTGGTTAAAGCATCACGCAAATCACCTAAAAACATGATTATCTATGGTCCACCGAAGATCGGTAAGACCACATCATTGTCACAGCTTGATGGCTGTCTTATTATCGACCTCGAGGATGGTAGCGATATGGTAGATGCCCTCAAGATTAAAGTCAACTCTATCGCCGAACTCGGTCAGGTAGGGAAGTCTATTGTAAAAGAAGGAAAGCCTTACAAGTATATTGCTATCGACACCATCACACAGTTAGAAGTGTGGTGCGAGGAGGAAGCAAAGAAACTGTACAAGGCCACACCTATGGGTAAGAACTTCGATCCTGACAACAAGGGATTGTCTGTCCTTACTCTGCCCCAAGGTGCTGGTTACTTGTATCTTCGTAAGGCTTTTATGAAGTGGTTCTTCAATCTCTCCAAGCTTGCAGACCATGTCATTTTCGTTGGTCACCTCAAGGACAAGTACCTTACCAAGAATGGTAAAGAGGTGAAGGCAAACGACTTATCACTGTCCGGTAAGTTGCGTGAAATTGCCTGTGCTAACGCTGATGCCATTGGTTACATATACCATGGAGAGGGTAAAACCAGAATTTCGTTTGACTCAACAAACGACGACACAGCAGGCTCTCGCTGTGAGCATCTACGTGGCCTAGATGCTGAACTTGATTGGAGCAAAATCTTTATTGACTAAACCCACAACAATGTCTATTGACGCAAGAGTAGAGGTTGAGACTGACTCAACCCAAGAGGAAACACCTCAAGAATTGACTATCTCACAACTCATCAAGCATCTCAAAGAGGATGGCATGAGCCGTGATGATATTCGCAAGAAGTACGGACTGACTATAGCAGAGGCGAAGGATATATTCTCTCACCCTAAGCTTAAAGGTTTGCGTGTAAAGAAGTACAAGAGCATACGTGTAACCCTGATTGACGATACTCAGGATAACAACCCTACAGAGGACAATCAAACTGAAATTCAAGACTAATGGCAATTGCATCAAATTCATCAGAAGTAGAAGTATCCGGAGGCGGGATACCGTTGTTTACAGGTATCGCACCTGTGCGTATTGTAGCAGTAAATCCTACTCTAGGTGAGCTTGCTTCTATCGGTGTAAACATGAAGACAGAACCTAACTACTCTGTTGACATGGGAGACAAAACTGGTAAGCTTGCATTCTGGCTACACAATGACGAACACAACTTCACCACAAGGCTCGAGATTCTTACAGGCAACAAGCATCGTAAAGAGTCACAGACAGGTAAGTTCCAAATCACCAACAATTTCGGTCAAGTTACTTGGGCTAAAGAACCTAGTGCAGCTCCGGATTGGTTCAAGTCAGAAGGTGTACGTCGTACTTATCCAGGTGAGGAAATTCTCATTGACTTCGTCAAGGCATGGGCAAACATACCTAACGATGGTGAGTGTGCTTTCGATACCATTGACGATATCTTCCAAGGTAAAGTTGAAGAGCTCAAGAAGCTTGTTACCTCTCTCACAGAGAACAAGGTTAGGGTTATGCTCGGCGTCAAAGATGGTAAGTACCAGCAAGTGTACAACAAGTGTTTTGGAAGACTCAAGCCAAAGCGTGACGATGTCTTCGTAAGAAGACTGAACGATGAATATGGTACCTTTAATGCTGAGTACAACTCAGATCTTCAACTGCAGAGGTATACACCAGGCGTAGTAACACCTAACGAAGAGGCTCCGGCTGCTGTAGAGGCAGACGATCCTTGGAGTTAATGATGAGGGGGAGAGTAGACAAGTGCTCTCCCCCAATACTCATGATTCAGTCAAGACAAAGCGAAGATGTACTCAATAAAGAAACTATACTAGAGAAAGTCTCTGAGTATCAGATCTTTCAGTACTTCTGCTCTCATTTCGAAGAGCCTAACAAGAAGTTCAAGAGCGATCTTCGCGAAGACAATAGTCCTACAGTCTCAATCACTCAATATCGAGGAAGGTTGTGGTACAAAGATTTTGGTTGTCCTGAGCATAGTTTTGATTGCTTCAGTTATATTGGTTTTAAATACAATCTAAATTTTTATGATACCTTACGACATATTGATAGCAACTTTAGTCTTGGGCTCAGCGCTAGCAGTAGCATGCGGAAGCCTGTTAGAAAGCTGGAGAAGGAAATACGAGAGAAAACTCCAGCGAAAATCAAAGTCCGAACAAGAGACTGGACACAAGAAGACCTAGATTACTGGTCACAATTCGGGATACCGAAAGAGGTTCTCATTATATTTGATGTGCTACCCATCACACATTACTGGATTAATGAACAACGTTTTTCGTGCCCTAGTATCAGTTATCGCTACAGGTTTGACTGCGGTTATAAGATTTATCGTCCTCTTGAAAAAGAGTTTAAGTGGGCTTCGAATGTGGACAGCCAGTGCCTTCAGGGGTTTAGATTACTTCCTCGGAGATACAAAACTGTATATATCACAAGTTCCCTCAAGGATGTTATGTGCCTTAGAGTGCTTGGCTTCCCCTCCTTCGCGTTACAGTCGGAGATGCTCATGCCGTCAAAGGAAACTATCTCCGAAACTAAAGAAAGGTTCGAAGAAGTAATTGTGCTGTATGACAACGACTTCGATAAGAAGCGTAATGCAGGGCAGGAGATGGCAGAAAAGATCTGTCGTGAATACAACCTTACTAATCTAATTATTCCTTCGTATTATCGCGCTAAGGACATCTCTGACCTAGTTAGAGATCATGGATTAGATACAGCAAAGGATGTCATCACGAGGAAGAGCAACAGGAGCAAGGAAATCTCGAGGGAAGATTCGCAATGCGAAACCTAAAGAAGTAGATGGAATTAAGTTCCGTTCGTTATTAGAAGCACATTGTTATCGGCAGCTCAAAGATGCAGGTATCAAAGCTGACTACGAGAAGCACAAGTTTGTGCTGCTTGAAGGATTCTACTACGGAACATCTTCTTATGAGGACAATGGTAAAACTGGATTCTTGGACAAACAGAAATACAAAGTCCGAGACATCACTTACACCCCTGACTTCGTTGATCCCCAAGGTAGGTGGGTCATAGAGTGTAAGGGGTACGCAAACGAACGTTTCCCACTGAAGTGGAAGATGTTCAAGAAGCTGTTGATGGAACGCGAGAATCCTCCGGTACTATTTGTACCGAGGAATCAGAAGCAGAACATCGAAACAATTAATAAAATCCTAGAACTAACAGCCCCGACAAAATAGTCGGGGTTTTTCATTATGAGTATCAAAACAATTGGTACCTCTGTTGTTAGCAATAACGCAGGGGTTAAAAAGCGGATCAATAAAGCCGCTGAGAAACTAGTCTTTGATGTTCTTCAATCCACACAATATTCTACACCCATTTCTTCAACTGTACGTGAGCTGGTAACTAATGCCTGCGATTCACAACGTGAGAAAGAGATTGCAATAGAAATAATTAACGGGGAGAAGAAAGTAGAGGACTATTACATAACAAGGACAGAGGAAGAATACATTGATTCAAACTTTAAGCCTAGTTATTATGACTCAAATTATCTTAGCCAAGAAAACTTAGTTGAAGTAAACTATTATGAACGAGAAGGTACTGGCTATTGCGATGTGTTTGATGTTCTGGACAGGGGTGTGGGTATCGGACAAGAACGTCTGGAAGGTTATCTCGAGCTGGGTTTCTCAACTAAAAGAAACACTTCGGAGAACTTTGGGGCGTTTGGTCTAGGTGCTAAAGTACCTCTGTCTACTGGTGTAGATTTCTATACTGTAGAGACAGTCTATAACGGCAAGCTGTTTAAGTTTAACTGCTATGCTTACAAGACTGACTTCTTGATCAGTAAGTGGGATGCAAATGGTAGCATAGATCTTTCTGATGGTACTAAGGTATTCTACAAGAATGTAGAAGTCCTGAACTACACTAAAATATCATTTGGTGTCAAGCGTCACAATCGTACAAAGTTTGTAGATGCAATTCAAGATCAGCTGTGCTACATCCCTAACGTGAAGTTTTACTACACGTATGAGGACGGTCATAGGAGTAATAAAACACTTGGTAACAAGGTGTTGTACAACTCTGATAACCTGATTCTAGGTGAATCGTATGCATGGTCTAAGCCACATATACTGCTAGTTAAGAACCAAGGAGCCACCACGGGAATTAACTACGGCTATGTGGACTTTAGAGAGCTGGAAATGGAACAGCTGTGGGGTTCGGTCGCTATCAAGTGTCCGGCTCGTCAGGTGTACAAAGACAGCGAAACAGGTGAGGAGATTGTCGTCCAAGAGGGCGTTGATGTCACACCTTCGAGGGAGAAAGTAATATGGAATGACCATACGAAGAAGTTCATTCAAGAAGCAATTGAGAGGGCAGCTCAAGACGCTACTACTATGATCGAGGAATCGTTAGATGAGAAGGACTTTATGACATGGGTCAGAAAGTGCAGAGACGTTCTCTACAAAGGGGATAACCACAATTCTGTACTGTCCAACCTAGGCCGTATTGTTGATAGGGAGAAGCTACAGCCACGTTTCCCTGGTAACCGAGATATTAAGTACGCTGGGCCCAGTGTATTGCTCAAAGGTTACAAGGTTAGGAACGTAACTAAGGCTGTTAAGGTAGGTAAGATGACAATACACCGAGAAGAAGTTGGGTGGAGTCAAGTTAATTTCGATAACTTGTACTACACTAACAATGTCTCCAAGGAGAAAGACATGTTCCTACTGCAGAATGGAACATTATCCATCATATCAGAACACCAACCAACTATACCAGAGTTCGTAAATAAGACCCAGCTAGCTGCATTCGACGCCATAGATATGGCTAGGGAGGCAAACTGGGAATTAATTAAAGACTCTGATATTATCAATTGGGATTATGATAAGGTGGAAGTACCCTCGGAGTTCATTGACCAAATTGAAACGCTCGAGAAAGCAGCAGTTCAGAACATTGCGTTCTATAATATGTCCGCTCAAGAGCGGAGAGCTGCTAGTGGAACTGATGTGTTGTACAGCTTACGTCGGCCTTATTCTGGAGAGAATAAGTACTCAGTTGATATAGAAGACTGGGTGTTCGACAAAGTAGAAGCACCTCTTGACAGTATCAAGAACACAACCATAGATACCTACTACGGTACTAAGGAAGATGAGATACTGATTAAGTTGGCTGCGACTATATGTGCTGCACAAGTTCCTGCTTGGGATGATGTATATCCTCTAGCCAATTCCTATGAGATGACGTATCATAACGATACTGCAGTTCATGGTAAGGCTTGTTTCAGTGTGTTTAATCCGCATCGCTTCCATAAATGGAATGGAGGCTGGCCGGATAAACTATCACCACTGGATGCAGTAAATCAGACTGATATACAATTATTCAGAGTTTCAAAGAAAACAGCTAAAGCGCTTGATGGTAGTTCTGCCAAGCACATTAGTGAGTTCTTCTCCGTTATTAAAGATGATAAATGGACTATGCACGAAAAAGCTAAACAATGGCTAACGGGTGTTATGCTAACTGACATCCCAGATTGGTTAGGACACCTTCGACATATTAATCCAAAGTTTGGAGAGGTTCATGACAAATTGAATGCGTACAGTAAGTTTAGGTACTACAAAAATCAGCTGTCAA